ATGAAATTTAAAAAATGTCTTCTGCCTGTGGCAATGTTAGCGTCATTCACTCTGGCAGGATGCCAGTCAAATGCTGACGATCATGCCGCCGATGTTTATCAAACCGATCAACTGAATACCAAACAAGAAACTAAAACCGTTAATATTATTTCCATTCTTCCCGCAAAAGTTGCCGTAGACAACTCCCAAAATAAACGGAACGCACAAGCCTTCGGCGCGCTTATTGGCGCAGTCGCTGGCGGTGTTATCGGCCACAACGTCGGTTCTGGCAGCAATTCCGGAACGACGGCAGGGGCAGTTGGCGGCGGAGCTGTAGGCGCGGCAGTGGGTTCTATGGTGAATGATAAAACCTTAGTGGAAGGTGTTTCTTTAACATATAAGGAAGGCACCAAAGTGTATACCTCTACCCAGGTGGGTAAAGAGTGCCAGTTTACGACAGGTTTAGCCGTTGTTATTACCACAACGTATAACGAAACGCGTATTCAGCCAAATACTAAATGTCCTGAAAAGAGCTAATAATCAGGAGGAGTCATGAAGAAAGTTTTTCTTTGCGCCATCTTGGCCTCCTTAAGCTATCCGGCTATCGCCTCATCATTGCAGGATCAACTCTCTGCTGTAGCAGAAGCTGAACAGCAAGGTAAAAATGAAGAGCAAAGGCAGCATGACGAATGGGTCGCGGAGCGCAACAGGGAAATCCAGCAAGAGAAGCAACGTCGCGCAAATGCCCAGGCCGCCGCTAACAAAAGAGCGGCAACGGCAGCGGCAAATAAGAAAGCTCGTCAGGATAAACTGGACGCCGAAGCCTCTGCGGACAAAAAACGCGATCAAAGTTATGAAGATGAGCTACGCAGCTTAGAGATTCAGAAACAAAAACTGGCGCTGGCAAAAGAAGAAGCCCGCGTTAAGCGAGAAAACGAATTTATCGATCAGGAACTGAAGCACAAAGCTGCGCAAACCGATGTGGTGCAATCTGAAGCTGACGCCAACAGAAATATGACTGAAGGCGGTCGCGATCTGATGAAAAGCGTGGGCAAAGCAGAAGAGAACAAATCGGACAGCTGGTTTAATTAATCGATGTTAGTAACTTCAAGCCTATGATTCTTGAAGATAAAAAACCCTCTGTAGTAACAGAGGGTTTTGTTCATTCATAGTGCAGGGATTAAAATCATTCCACTCAATTATTTACTAACACCATAACCAATTGAGTGATAACATTTTTCCAAAGATGAATTTTTCTCGTACCGTTTTATATACCGTCACCGGAAATCAGTACCATGAAAAATGCCATGCTATCTGGTCAGGGTGTCGTACTGTTTTTCGCAGACTCTTCCGGCTTCGGCTGCCCGGTCAGCATACTCTGCCAGTTGTCTATTTCTCTCGAGAGATTTGCTGAACACGTCGGCAAGCAAAACTCCGGTGTCTGTGGCTGACGACCCAGCGCCGACAATGGCGTTATAGTGCCTGAGCTGCTCACGGATGGCAACGAGCTGTTGCTGCAACCGGCCAGTGCGAGCGGCAGCATCAAGAGCATCATTGCGCGCCTGGTCGATCCTCTGCTGCGCTTCACGTTCATTGATCGCTTTCTCCTGTTCGTAGTGCTGACGAACTCTCTCATCTTCGGTTTTGCGGTCTTCTTTCGCCTGTGCATACCCGGCGTCGTACTGACGACTGCCGTGTACACTCCAGGCAACAACTCCGGATATGGCCAGAACAGCAAGCACCGCCATGATAAGTAACTGTTTCCAGTATAATTTTACGAATGCCCAGATCATACAGCCAGCACCTTACTGGCAGTGACATAGCGCGCGCGCCGGTCGTCGATGCCATTCCTGCCACCATTGATAATCAGAGTTACACGTGCAATATCTCCGGTATACTTCATGCAACCTTTGCTGGAGAAGAACCACGCCGCGCTACGAGCCGCATATTCGTCCTGCGCTAACAGTTCAGGATTCTCCAGCAAGTCCACTTTCAGGCCGTTTCCGCAGTCACGATAGTTATTCAAACCGGTAATCTGGATAAGTCCGCGACCTCGGTAATTCCAGCCATCGCCGGGGGCATTGTTCCCCATGCGTTTGCTGTACACCAGATTGGCAATCGCTCTCTGGCGCTCAGGTGGCAATGGTGGTTCGCCTGCGCGTCGCCCCAATGCGTTGGCCTGTCCCTGAGTGAGACGCCCAGCCCGAACAAAGTTAGTCAGTCCGCTGACGCTGTAGTTGAAATTTTCCTGCAACCGGGTGAAGCCTCCAGACTCATGCCCGACCTGAGCAATAAACATTGCCTGATCTTCTGCTTTGCTGATACCAAACTCTTTCATCTCAGAAGTTATATGCGAGAACCAGCGAGCGGCCAGAACCTCGCTAATACCAGCAGCTCGCTGGAATTGCTTAATCTCCATGTTTAGACCTCGTTATTTTGAAAATCTGAACGACGTTACCGCGCGTCTTCAGAACGGCGGCAAGCATGACAGCGTTGATGACGACCTCCGATAAATCGGCAGCCATTGGCGTGTGATACCAGATAGCGTAAGCGGCACGGACAGGAATGCTGGCGGCGGCCACAATGAGAAAGTAAGCAATCCACCCTCCCCATCGGCGATGTTGCGACCCATTACGCCGGAATGTACCGACGCGGATCGCTATACCTGAACAGATAACCGCATTGGCAATAAGCAAAAGCATCTCATGAGTTGTCATCCTTTTCTCCCCGGGATTAAATCGCGTGGATTGTCGGAACGGTGATAGAGCCAGATGCCAATACGTACTGCTACGATTGCTGACACGAATGCGCCAGCAGAGAAGACGGTCCCTTTCTCGAAAGAGTCCTGAGTGATGGTCGGGATCCAACTGGCCACGCCGATAAGAATGGACGCTGTGGGTTTGTAGAAGAGAAGGCCGCAGAGGAAGCTGAGCATCGACAGGAGCACGCGGCGACGGATTGGATACTCAACTGCCGAGGTAACAAAGATTACCGCACCAGCCAGAGCACCAAGCGCAACTTCTGGCGGAACCCCAGCGATTACCGCAGCAAGAGACCCCATGCTAAGCCACTGATTTAATGACTCACTGGTTAGTTGGGCTGACATAGTAATCACCATATTTGCGCATAAAGAACCCCCCTTAGTAGGTGAGTCTATCATACACAATAAACCATATATGGTTTAAATAAACTCAGATAGCTCTTAACGAAATTACCCAAAGGGTGATATATTTGTTTTTATTTTTTCTGGAAAAAGTGCTTCATCTGTTCACTAAATACATGTCAATCGGAGTGTTAAACACGCTCATACACTGGGTTGTGTTTGCTTTCTGTATTTACGTAATACATACAAATCAAGTACTTGCTAACTTTGCTGGTTTTGTCATAGCTGTATCGTTCAGTTTTTACGCTAACGCGAAATTTACGTTCAATGCCTCTACTACTACGCTGAAATACATGCTTTACGTTGGATTCATGGGCACTATGAGCGCAGTTGTTGGCTGGGCTGCTGACATGTGCGGTCTGCCACCATTTGTTACTCTCGTCACCTTCTCCGCCATAAGCCTGGTGTGCGGTTTCGTCTATTCAAAGTTCATTGTCTTTAGGGATGCGAAATGAAGATATCTCTTGTAGTTCCTGTCTTCAATGAAGAAGAAGCGATACCAATTTTTTATAAAACGGTACGTGAATTCGAAGAATTGAAGTCATATAAAGTAATTTAATGTAAGAGAGGGATATTTCCCTCTCTTTTTTATTAATAATTCCCCTCAGAAAGGAAGCTGCAAACCCCGGGCCCGCCTGGAATATTGCATGTCCATGCCTTTGGTTGTCCTGAAGCAGGTGTGCTATTGATAACACGCTCTCCAACATTCCACGCCCCGGTAGTTGGCACTGATGGCGCACGGAATACGGTAGGTTTCGACTGTACGTCCGTATAGGAGACACCTAGTTCCGCTATTACGGGGGAGTTTATAAGAACATCGGCTCCTGAGCCTATTTTTTGGATAGTAGCCCTGATAACGGTATCCCCTGGCCCTACGTAAGTGCAGCAACTTACAAATTTCCATGAGCCACTCCCGGCTACTACAGTTAGGTCGTCAGAGTATTTGCTGTTGATGCCAAAAAGTAATTTTGCGGAAGCACCCTGGTCGTTTACCCAAGCACCGAACCAAATATACTTATCCTTTAACTCGGGCCGTAATGAAAGGTCAATCGTGGTAGCCCATACAGAGTCACCGTCCGTTACGGAAAATGAGTAGTTGTTGTTAAAATAATTTGTTGTTTTCAATAAAGAACCTGTGGACCCCGCAAATCGGAACCATGACAACATGCTATTTTCTAACAGGTTTATTGGTCTCGGCGCGTTAAAGTTGCGAATCAGATGCCCCCATCTGATGTGGTCGTAAACATCCTGCGCAGCACCGATAAAACCAATGTCATTACGGCTATTTCCTCGGATATGCACTTCATCAGTGACGATAGTTACGTAATGGCTGTTGTATACGCTTATCAGGGCGTTGTTTTTAGACGGGTCGAGCATCTCATTATGCTCCACGCAAAGATTTTTTGCGTAGTTGGTGAACACAAAAGCGTCCTGATTCCCCAGAGTGTTACCGTACCCAAACGCGGTCTGATGGTTGCCGCAAACACGAACCACGTCATTAGCCTTCACGGCATTTGGGGTTATAGAATAGCTGTTAGCAATTAGATGCAAATCGGCTTTAACGGTAACACCACCGATGTCCGGATAATTAAATCCGTTTTCCCCGTTGCGCTCCCAGTAATTATCAATAATGTTTAATCCTTTAATGCCGTAAGCCATTAACCCGAATGATTTATTCAGTTCAAAGTCATTCCCCTGAATTCTGACACTTAAACCACCCTCGTCATAAGACGGATGGAGAATCAAACCGCCAACGTTGTTACCATACACCCTATTGTTCACGAAGTTCGTATTGTTTAACACGCCACCCAAAGTAACAGCGTTGCCATTATTCTCCATGAATCGGCAGCCTTCGATATCATTCGAATATCCATTAAGAACAAGTGCATTGCCAATGGTGTTGGCAAACTGCACCCTGATTATTTTTATGTGGTTAGCTTCTGTCAGGTTAAGAAGAGTGTTCGCTTTATAGTTACCATTCAAGCCAAAATCAATAAACTCACAGAACGTTACTATTTTACCCGCCGCCTGGGTGATTAATGGGTCCGCCTCACCCGCAGTAAAAATTACTGTTTGATACATCCCCGCACCGCGGATGCGGATGATGTTTGAATTCCCGATAGTAACACCAGGATCGCAGATATACTCCCCCGGTGGTATTACCAACTCTGTAGCCATGACTGCATCGTCAATGGCAGCCTGAAATGCAGCTTTGTTCTGAGCACCGGTGTTGCCAACTTTAAATCCGTAGTCTGAAAGTGTCACCAAATCTACAGAAAGTTTTTCAGATACCGACATCGAGACGGCATCATTAAATTTAGGGGTATATGTAACTATTGAGGAGCCTTTATCTGTCTCTTGACTAATCAGGTCGCTCCGCAACGATGCATCCCCTACAGATACCCAGGCACCAAGGGAAACCCCACCTGTTGATTCAGGGGTTGAATTCTCAGGAACATCTTTTGGTAAAGATCCATCCCAACGGTAGTACTCGCCATTTCCATCAGGACGTTTCCAGTGAAGTGCCTGAAATCTAGTTGTTATTGAAGCACCATCCTGAAACGAATCAATAAGGGAATATCCCCATAACCCACTACTTTCAGGATCAAGAAGAAGCGGTGATCCAGAATTATCAAAACTCAGTGTTTTATTCTTTCTCCCATCCGCATCAGGTAACTCATTTATAAACGATTCAGGTACTCTCAAGCTTCTGCTTAGGCTGGCACCAGAAAGAATATCAACATAATCTTTCGTTGCTGCGTCTTTCGGCCTGGATGGGGCACGAAGATTACGAATATAGTTGTCCATTGCGTCGTAATAGTTAGCAGCAAATGACGGCTTACGTAGCGCCAGGCTAAACCAACTACGAACCTGCTGAATCAACATTGTCAACTTATCAAGCGCATCCTCATGCACCTCAGCAAAGAACTTACCCTGGTTACGGAGATCCGTTTCCTGCGTAACCGGCAATTCACGTGATATGGAAATCTGGTAACCATTAGCAAGAGCTGTTGCCAGTATTACATTACCACCTACATACCCACCTGCGCCGGTTACTGTGTAGTCAGTATCTAGCGTCAGAACAGTGATGTTATCGTTCAGGTCTACAACCTGGACTACCAGATCCGATTTATTGAAAATCCTAAAGGTGTAAGGAAATGATGTCGTAACGCCGTTACCTGTGTATTCGTTGTGGTCAACTTCGGTTGAGACCGTCATGTTAAATCTCCAGATAGTCGCAGCACCCGTTGCGCCGCATATCCGGTTATTCTATTACCTTAAAAACCACATATGGATAGATAACCCATAAATACGAATAGATATTACCTTTCGGGTAATTTGCAAAACGTGCTGGATAGCAAACAAATTATTTGCTACTGTATAAATATACAGTTATTGCATGGAGAAGATAAGATGCAGCAGTATCACTATCCACTGGAAGACGGATTTACCGAAAGGATTCACACGCCGGGAGGCGTCAGATCACTAGTGGAGGGATCGCACTTGATGAAATTACTCCGGGATCTCGATAAGGATGGATTTAATGTCGATGGCCCACTTGCCGAACTGACTGCACTGATTAACTACGTCACCAGCTCACAGATGTCTATGCAGGATCTGCAAACACATCTCGACTATTGTGCCGAACAATTACGAAAACAAACCAGATAAGATTTGAAATCACCAAGAGGAGTGCTTATATTTACCTTTGCGGTAAATTTACATCGCACTCCTCTTGTGCCATAGTAATCGGGCACTGGCAAAATCCAGTGCCGGGATTGGCGTCCCGGGTTACTACAGAGGCACATATGCCGCATAAGCGGTTTTTTTATGTGTAAAGCGCACCTATTCTATGGTGGGCTGTGTGGGGGCACCGAAAGGTGCGCCGGGTCCTTTGTAGCCGGTTACGCCAACCCTGCACAGTTCACCACCAACCGATTGGCGTCGGTAGTGGTGATTAACCTAACTACAAAGGTGATCACTATGACTGCTAACGTAACCCCATCTGTTTTTCATTTTGAATCAGAAGCAACCATTCGAGCCATTGTTATTGATGGAAATCCTTGGTTTGTTGCCAAAGACGTTATTAAAGCTCTTCAACTGACAAACCCCACTATGTCAATAAAATCTCTTGATGATGATGAAAGGGCTAAATTTAACTTAGGCCGTCAAGGCGAAACCAATATTATCAACGAGTCAGGCCTCTACACACTGATCCTCCGCTGCCGCGACGCAGTGACACCAGGCACTATCCCCTACCGCTTTCGTAAATGGGTTACAGGTGAGGTTGTTTCTCAGATCCGCCGCACCGGAAGTTACATTAAAAACTCGCTCCCGCAGGAAGAACGCATAAAGATGGTTGCCGACCAGGTAGCCAGCGCCACAGCATCAGCAGTGATGCAGGCAATGAAGGTAGAGAACAAAACCTACAGCGCCCCGCTGAAGCCCGGCTACCGCAGCCTGATTCATTCCCCGTCTGGTGTTCTCGGCCTGACGGAGAACTCACTGCTGATGAATCTGCTGAACCAGTTGCAGGACGACGGGCACGATGTATCGGGCGCGGCGGCGGAGCTGACCACCATGTTCTGCTACATCGTCGGTGTGAGCAAATGCCTGCGTGATATCCAGACTCACGCGGAATACATCAACGACAAGGCAGGGTTCTTCTGACGGGCGGCGGCACAGGGATGTGCCTTTAAATAATTCTGTACAGATTGCAGGTGAATAGCGTACTATTACCTCAAGGGTAAGAAAGCATTTTTAATCTTCCCTTCAAAACGCGTCCTGTAGCCAAACATGGGAGGACGAAATGAGAACAAATACAACAAGAAAAGCGATGCCATACATTATCCCAGAAGCAGATTTCGATAGAAAACTGAACATGTCTGAGAAGAACACTAGTCACACCGAAAGCTACTTAGCGAAAGGTGTGGTTGATTTCGTTCTTCCGGGATTCACAACACCTTATGGTTATCGCCTTGTAAAATCTTGTAATGGCGATCATTACAGAATGATTACTACCAGCGATACTCCAGAAACGGTGTATGCGGTTAAGTTAATCTTTCGGGAAGATATCGTCGAAGCCAAAAGAACATGTACGCAGATCATGGTATGGCGTACGCCTAATGTTATTCATGACCGTGCTGTTCATGGTTTGCCTCAGATTTTTTTTCAGTTCTTCCTAGAGCAATATGCGATCGTTGTATCTGATGAGCAACAAACAATCGATGGGAGAAGATTCTGGGAAAGAATGATTTCTTGGGCTATAAACACCCCGGGATATAATGTATACGTTTCAGATGGCTCTGAAGAAGATAGACCTCTTAGCTTCATGACATCATGGGATGATTTCTATAGCCAGTGGGCTGATTTCTGTTGGGGCAGTGATAAAGATGTGCATACCCACAGACTACTGGTTATAAGCAAAGATAAACTGCATTAATAGAAGCCCGCGCCGCGGGCTTTTTTGTGTCTGCGGATTCCCGCCCGGGCGGCGGTGGCATTCGTTAAAAACAAGGCCGCGAAAGCGGCCTGTGACATGTCACGCTCTTTTTCTGAATGATAGCCATTCGAAAAATGATGACATTCCACCGCAGACAATAGCAAATATGATCCCACCAAAGAAGAGAAGGCCAGCCTGCCACCACTCCCACCGCCATACATCCACAGCGCCAACCATACCAACAATCGCTCCAACAAATGGAATATAGCTCACGATGAAAGCAATGGGGGCTGCAATTATCCAGTGCAATCCCCACCATGATTCAAGCCCAGCCATAATTGCTGCCAACTGAAAAAGACCAACGACGATATAAACAATGAATCCTATAGCTTGCATGTAGTCACCTATTTACCCAGTAAAAATCAGAGGCCTCCCCTCAATAAGGCTTGCAACAAGAACTATTCCCTGCACAACAAAGATGAACCAGCAAATAGCTTGAGTCTGAGGGTTAAGAAAATATTTGTAGCGGTCAATAAATAACAACCCACCAGAAATTATCACACTCAAAATAATTAAAAACACAACACTTCCTTATTGCGGAGTGACATCCTGAGGTCGCCACCAGTATGTCTGGTTAAACTCTTTCTTCGAACGTTGCTCCATTTTACGCAAATAGCCTGGTGAAAAATACTCCTGCATCTGGTTAAAGATCATATGATCGAGAGCCGCCTTTAAGTACCAGAGATTCGCACCTGGCATCAAACCTTTCCCCAGCTTCACCAGATCACCACCAGTCTGCTCACTCTTCCCTTCCACAGCATTTAACGGTATGCCCTGAGCAATCTTCACTACGTCATCAACCAGACCAGCTACCGGGCCAAGCATCGACGCCAGCGCGCCGCTTCCGTACCTAGTGTGATCTGACAATAAAAAGTCACCGTAAAGGCCAAGACCACCACCTTTCAGTAGAGCACCAAGCCAAAATTTAGCAGCATCTTCTCCTGTCATCTCGCGAGGATTACGACCAGACGCAAGGTCGTTAAGTTGCTGCGACAAAGCGCCAAGAATGGTCGTACTGGCAATAAACGTCGCAATATATGCCGCACGCCCACCAGCCGACGGCATACCCATAGCGCGTGACCAGTGACGCATAACCACCGAGATAGGGAACGATTTAAACAGGAAAACACTTCTCGTTAATTCACCTTTCCATGTTCCACGCTGAATACCAGAACCGGTTATCAGTTTCTCACGTGCACCCGGTGTAATAACAGCCATATCAACTTCTTCAGTTACGGCACCGAGCAGTTTACGCATTGCCTCAAATTTCACGCGTTCAGGCTCACCAAGATGTTTAACTGCTGAATCAGGGATACGCATAATGCTTTCCGGTGTCAGCATCGTATTATTACCGTTCCCCCAGTCCTCCTGTTGCGCCAGCTTCCATACACTCCAGTCTGTGTCAGTAATCCCTTTGCTTTTCAGGATACGAAAATCAGAGTCATCGAGGCTACGAAGGTCTGGTGTCCGTGACACTACTTCTCCCAGGCTTCCCATCATGGTTACGCCATAGGCGCGCTTGTGCGCATCTGACCATGCTGTAAGCCCACTGGCACGCATTACCGCCGTCGCCGCCCAACGAGACACAGACGGCCCCATATTATCCATCGCCCAGCGGTTAACACTGCCAAGTAGAGATTCCATCGCCAGACCAGCGCGGCGCGCCCGCGCAAGCTCAGTACGGTTCGTTGGGTCCATAGCTTCAAGCTGGTTGCGGAATAACTGGTTCATTGGAAGGTTGGTCACCTTCGCAGACAGATACATGGTTCCAAGATCAGAGAACGATGACAGCAACGCGGATCCTAGTCGGCTGGCAACCAGCCAGTTGCGGATATTGTCAGACCAGCGCGCGATGTGCGGATTCGCTACAGGCTGTGTCTTTCCGGAAATAAAGTTGTACAGATTCTCTGTGTTGTTCGCCAGCCGCTCGACTTTACCGGTTTTACTCGGGTTAGCTGTTGCCGTTTCTGCCTTCACCTGATCAAGAAGAGAGCGGAAAACATGATCGGGGTTTGGGCCATATGTTTCCACCAATGCAATATCTTTACTGATACCTTCAAGGTGACCGACCATGATTTCCCATAGAGAGCGATCGCCATAAAGTTGCTGATATTGCAGATAGGAATCTGCATCTTTGAAATGTATCTGTCGTGATGCATTACCACGGTTAGCACGTGCGCCGGAAATTCGCATTCCGGTATCAGTAAGCTTATTCAGCCCACCAGTAGCGATCGTGTTATAAGCCTCTCCAAGAAATGCAGACAACTCGGCATCGTTCATCAGTTGTCCATCGGCTAGGGTATAATATTTGCGATCCAGCTTACCTATAACATCGCTAACCCATTTATCTTTTGATACCGCCCCAACCTTTTCCATAGAATGATGTTGAGGGATCCCCCAGTTTTCGAGATAGCCAATGTCCCCACCAGCATCATTAAACCGGCGGCGCAGCAGCTCTGTAACTTCTCTCCACGCCTTAGCACCTTTTCTTGCTTTAGCATTGCCAGTATTTTGCCCCCGCATTTCATATACCAGGTCACGTACGCCCGCTTCATCTTCAAACAGACCAAAAAAGCGAGGATCAACTGCTTCGAATGCCTCCTGCAATTGACTCAATGCATAATCACGGGTGGCTTTTGTTCTGGATTCAACAGAGAGGAAATTCGATTTACCGTCTGCATTAAAAGCAATAGTACGGTTAAGAGCGCCAAGTTTCCCATCAGCCCCTTGATAGCTATTGATAAATTTATCCAATCTCTGACGTGCGGCTATAGTGAGGGCCACACGACGTTTCTTTAATGCCGCTTCTCGCTGTAATCCTTCAGATGCCAATTGTGCTGCACGATATAGCCGCTCTGATTCGGAAAGTTGTCTCCACGACATCGGGTCATCACGAGCAATGGAGCGCATATTTCGATAAATGCGGTCTTCAATGTTCTGTATTTCTCGCGCCGTTAACGTGCGCTGCGCCGCCTGCTGGACCGCTTGTATACATTCCTGTCTCATTTAATTTAACCTCTCAAGAAACACGCCACAGCGACATCAAACAGGCTGGAATCCTGTATTGCCTGCTCACTTTCCCTGTTCGCTTCATCCAGTACTTCACGCGCGCTGCGCGATTGTGGATTACCATCATCATCCAGCACGGTGATTATCATGTCAGGTGATTCAAGCAGCGAGTCTTCAGCTATGCGCAGATCAATATCTCCTGCCTGATCCGCCATCATTTTTTGTTCTGCCTGTTGCAATATTTTATCAGGCTCAAAAGGAGCTACTTCGTCTGGCGTCCTGACCTCTGCTGTTTTATAGAATGAAACAGCCTGAGCATTAAGTTCACTTTCAGCCTGCTGTCTCCGTGCCAGTTCTGCTCGAGCTTCAAAAAACTGACCGCCAGGCTCATGCGGTGCCAACGCGTTACGGGAAAATTCCAGGCGTTCTTGTGCCTGCCGGATTCGTTGGTCAATATCGCGAAGTCTGACCTGTTTATCTGATCGAGCACGAGACAAAGATTTACCGCTACCGGTTGGCTCTTCTGCAAGAATTTGTGCGCGCTGTTCAGTGAGATTTTCAATAATTCGTTGGCTATTAGCGATTTCAGACTGGTAAACCTGTCTATCGCCACGCGGCAAAAGCTGCGCGGCCTGTTCTTCAAGCAACCGATTTTCTATAGCGCGCGCCGTTACTCCATCATCTACAGATGACAGAGCCTCATTAACTGCCTGAGACAGCAGACTCTTGCGCCCAGGAATTTCACTGAAAGATGCAGACTCAACAATGCTGGCAACGTCTACAGGTCTCCCCTGGCTAACATCAGACATAGCTTTTCGCAGAGCCTGAATGTGAGAATTGCGCGAAAGCACGTTGATCGGCACGCCGGGCGCAATATCAATTTCAGCATGATGAGCGGCATTCGCCGCCAGTGCAGCATCAACATCAACTGGTGAAAAATTTGGTGCGCTTGTAGACTCGCCGCGAGAGTTAATAAATCTGCCGACACCACCAAACGCCACTCCAAGAACAGCATCAATAGCAATTGCCTGTCGATCCAACACATCATACTGGTTAGCCATTTCGCTATAGCCACCATCACGAAGCGTTTTTGCAGTAAGCCCACGCTGTGCCATACCGAACGCAATATTTGTACCTGCGGCATAGGCAATATCTGGCGTTGCACGTACTGCTGTTGCTGCGGCGCGTCGCACTGAACTTTCACCCGTCCGCGGAAGCTGGGCCGCCACACCTTCCGCCAGCGCACCACCAGCACGTAACCCGAGGCTCATAGGGATCAGTGTTCCGGCACCAGCAGTAATACCCTGCACTAATCCTGCTTCCTGCGCCGTCCTAAAATCAACACCCTGTGCTGTCAGCCGTTCAAACTCAGAAAAACCCTGTAGCGAAGTTACCGCCGCTGCACCTCCGACCGGACCACCGAGCGTTGTACCGACAACAGCCTGCCCGCCCATATCGAACAACCCATAAAGAACCTGCCCGGCGGTTCCAGTTGTCGCCGCATCAGGCGTCAGCCGCTTAACCTGCTGCTCTGCTAGTTTTCTCTGCTCGGCAATGTATGAAACTGAAGTGTCATTGAGCGAGGTGTTTTCGTTAACAAACTGAGCAATCGGGGATACGATTTTATCCATCCCTGCCCATAGCAACTGATCTGGCTTTGCCACCAGCCCGGAGTACAAACCAGACAATGCCGCTCCTACAGCATTGTCGAAAAAACCAACATCGCTGTTAAAGCCCGCTGGATTTGATGCTGCTTCGTCAAGCTGCTGATTCTGGTTTACTGGATTAAGGCCAAAGTAACTCATTGCGGAATATTTCCGGAGAATCTCTGACGCTTCTGAGTCAGATCAAGAACAACGGGAGAACCATCATCTTTCAGCAGATAACCAGTACCAAGTTTCACCAGGTACTGACTATCGCCGTAACTTTGCAAACCATACTGACCAGGCGGTGTTTTTATCCCTGTGCCAACAACTTGTTCATTCCAAACCTGATTAACCTGCTTATCGAATTGCTCTGCAGACATTCCCCACGGCAAAAGAACATTCCCCATTCCGTTATAGTCATGCACGCCACCTGTAGCTACGTTAACAGCCTGTTTCCAGATATCATTGTCAATTTCGCCTGATACCACGCCTTTTTTCGCCATCACACCAGCGTAATAGTCCTTTGCGATCTCGTATGCCATTGATGCCCCCTGAGCATCACCAGCAAATGCATCCTTCACCATGTCAGAAAACTCAAGGCGAAGATCAGCATCTTTAGGCATCGGAATACCTTTCGCGTCATCAGTACCCTTACGAGCCGCCGCACCAGCAAGAATTGTCTGCGCTGCGGTTTCAGGAGACACGGAAACATCAGGATTAAACCAGTTTTTTTCTGCCAAAATACCACCAGGCTTATCCATCAGTATCCCGGCAACGGCAGCAGATGGAGCGTTGGCACTGATCTGCTGTAGTGCTGACATATACACCTGCCCACCACCAGTGCTCTGCCTGATGGTATCGAGATATGCTGCCTGTTGGGAAACTGGAGCATCACGAAAGAAAACACCGATCTGATTGGCCTCGTCTTTGGAAAAGAACGTCAGTGGAGTGCCATATGACTTAGCAAGATCACTGACCTGAGCGGCACGCAAGGCAACGCTCTGTCCAAAGTTATCCTTATTGCTCATGTCGATAGGCTTTGCCTGTCCGGAGGCAAGAGAGAACTGCACAGGATCCGACTGCCGCTGCTTTATCACCTGATTTGCAGCCGAAACAACGTTGTCATAAAGAGCTGCGCGTGCCGCATACCCCTCCCCTGTCTCACCAGTATCCGGGCGTAATTGCTCAACATATGCTGTAATGCTGCTTGTCGGCATGTTGCGGAAAGAGCCTATATACTGTCCGGCGATTTGCGTATTTCTGAACTCGGTATATCGCAGGTTTCCTTCTCTTACTCCATAAGCTGCAATAAAATCAGCCTCACCAGGTGGGTTAGGAAATTCAACGCCACGCATATACGCAGCTGTCGCATCGCGAACCTGGCTGTCAATCATCGTTTTATATTCAGCCTGCTGCTGCCGACGCAGTTGATCCGCCTGTCGCATAAAACTTGCCTGCGCCTCAGGAGATGCCGCATCGAATGCTGCATTACCGGTATAGCGTTTGGTGTTGGTTGGAATTGTTGATAAACCAAGTGCTGCACTGACACCAGCAGTTAACTGCTGATCACTGTATGGCTGGCTACCGTTCTCATGATGGATAATGGCTGCACAAAGCGCCTTCAGGGTATCAGGATTAGATGCATCAAGAGGCTCATCAGCAGAAACGCCAAGTTGTTCGCACACTGCTTTGATATACGACATAGTGTCATTTTTATCAGTAGGCGGTGCCCAGCGATTAATTATCTCGCTGACGGTATCAATACCCTGCCTCTGATACGACATCAGGTTTCGCCCTAATGCACGAATCCCGTGTTCAGGTGTTTCGAATTTAGCAAATCGACCATCATCACCGGTCTGGCCTACCCACGGATTAGTTTTGCTGTATTCGAGATTTCCTGGGTTATTGTTGCGTATGCCACGGGCACGCTCGGAAGAGTCACTATCTGCTACAGCACGGCGAGCTCCAGCAGCAGTATCACTTAACTCGCCATTACTTTGGATGAATGCGGTCGCATTGTTTGCCGACCACTGGGACAATGCGGCATCAGCAACCTTCTCTTTAAACTCGACTTTCTTGGCCTGGATTTGCTCGTCGCTCCAGCCATGCGCAATGCCGTAATCCTCAATTTGCTGGAAAGTTTGCTTATTAGCCAATACGTATGCGGCGTTGTCGCCATACAATGCTGCGGCATTTTTACCATTGTTCAGCAGCGTAGCCTGAAACTGGCCTTCTTCGTAGGCGTTTATTTGCCCTATCTCGTGCCGCCCGGCCTGCGTAGTGAACTGAATGCGCTGCTGCTGCGCCTGCTGCATGAAAGTATTACGAGCCTGTTCATCCGGCAGCGACATAGCCAGTTGTTCGACCTGAGCATCAAACTGCTGCGTATACTCATGGCCTTTTCCAATAGCATTTTTCCCTTTCAGGTTAAGCAACCCTGTTTCAGGGTTATTCAGCAGATCGCTGCTTATCTGACTGAGGTTAAGAGATGCCTCCTGAGCCAGAGCGATATTGGCACGCTGTTTTGCCTGACCAAAAACATCAATAGTCTCTGCCCCTGCCCGAACAAAAGCATCACCAATACCTGGCTGAGAAAACGTCTGCAAGCCTGCTGACTGAACTCCACGGCTCTCAACCTGACGTCCGGATACTGTTGGTACGACTGGCATTATAATCCTCCGGGTAATCTGGTTCCTGCTGCTGCCCCGATTGGCGCAGGAGTGCTTTGAGTAAACGGACTCCACGTCCCACCAAACATCTGGTACGCACCGTATGCCTTCAGAGGCGCAGTGAGCAATGTTGTTGCTGCTCCCACATTCCCCTGTTTACGGGCTGAACTGGCTTCTGCTTTATAGTTGGCAGCCTGAACCTGATAACCGTAAGCCTCGCGTTGCGCGTTATTCACCGTCGTCAGCGAATCAAGAGCGCCAAACTGGGCAGTGTCGCCAAATATATCCAGCGCGTTACCTGTAGATAAATCAGCGCCGGTAGCCCCCATTGTCGCCGCTTGTGTACCAAGCCGCTGTCGGGTCTCTCTGCGCCGTTGCTCAGCTTCAGCGTTACCTCTGTTTATTGCATCATTTGCCTGAGCAGTGGCTATATCTGCGTTCGCTTCTGCAACCTTCGAGGCATACTTTCCCTGTTGGTACTGGGTGTATGCCTGAATGCCACTCATGGCGAGCATTGCGCCACCAGCAATAACCGGATCGCACATTATTTTCTCTCCATGTGAAATCTGTGGAAATTAAGACCAAGAGCACCATAAGGCGCGGCTTCTTCAAGCCTGAATCCAAGCCAGTGCAGCCATGCTTTGGCAACATGGTTTCGCTCGTCGACATAGTTTTCCAGGCGCGGATAAACTGCCAGCATCTGCTGCAATACAGGGCGGCAGTGGCGAAGAAATGTCTTCTGATATTTTTCGATACGGCTGGTTCCGACCAGCCAGGGCGTACCATTGCCACCGATCATTGACGCCGGAGATACGCCAAACATGGTTACCAGTTCTCCGTTCGCGAACCCTGACCAGGCCATAGTCGCAGTGCGAAGACCAACACGCAGCGCATCTTCGGTAGTCATCAGCGATACCGCATACAGTTCGTCAATATCAGCCTGACGAACATCCGGCAAAATCATCTGAAGATGCTCTTCGGTGGCGGGAATAATTCGAACATCGATCATCAGAATCCCCCAACAGTAAGGCGAGGAATAACGGCAAGAACAGACAGCGGCAACGGGTCAAGCTGACGGATTCTTACACGTCCGTTTTTGCCCCAGTTACTGTCCAGTTTCACTTCTACTTTTCCGGTAGCGTCATCAACAGGATCATCGTAGAACTAGAATTCACGCTGTGGATATTCGTACCATTTACCGCCGGGCGTAGTCGCCCAGATGCCGCGGCTGGCATTCACAACCAGAGTAACGGATGGGATCACCTGTTTTTTGTCCAGCAGCGTTTCCTGTCCGTTAATGTTGATATCCAGTGTTTCGAATTCAGCAGTTATTGGCAGGCCGATGTGCACTACAGCCCCCGGTGATTCCAGCGTAACGGCACCTCCGGAAACTACTTTCTGTGGTTCCACGTTCGCATCAGAGAGGATGTTTACGGTCTGTCCTTCAAGATGAGACAGGCCTCCAAATGTCCGGCGCGCCATCTGCCAGTTCGTGGTGGCCACATTCCTGAGGAATGGCGGGACGTTCCTGTTAGCACGAACCACTACAGCGGTATTGCTGGTTACAGAAATAATGTCGCAACGTAATTCTTTTGACACCTCATCGCCAGTATCAGGATCAGTTCCGGTATAAGGGAACTGTAGTTGCGCGCCGACATCACTACTGGTGAAGTACGCACCACCAGAAACACTGATTGTATATTCCGCGCGGTAATCCCATTCGCCAGAACCACCAGTGATGATCATCGTTCTGTCAGACGTATTTCTTCCATCATAGCTAAGGCCAGAATCAACAAAGAAAGCATCTTCATCGCTGGTAAATAAACGGCTGGACAGTCGCTCGATGTATCTCACTGTTTGCCCGTTAACGGTTCGGTTAACGACGAAATACACCGCATCTTCATTGCCTTCGCTGATACTGCATGTGCTTTCATATTTTCCGGTACTGGATTGTGGTGCCCATGCAAAAACCTGCTGATCACGCAAATAGGTCATCACCAGTAATTTACCGTCATCACGGATGCAGAAGGCGCTGGAGTAAGGGACTATTGAGAAGCACCAGTCAACAATGCTGTGCTTCTGAAAAAGATGATTGGCAAGGATAGTAAGGTCGTTCCCCTGATAGCCGTCAACATCGAATGAGTAGGCCAGATCACGGACAACACTGCCTTTCTCCTGGACGAACAGAGCAATATTCGCCACGGCAATTGGTGGGACATTGCTCGAGCCATTTGATCCCTGAGAGCTGAATGCAAATGATGATGGGGTAAGCACTTTGTTCTGGTCGCCAGTGATGACGTACTCACCTCCGGAAGTCAGCGCCACCAGCGAACCAACATCAATCAGGTGACGGATCTCATTAACCTGACGCCCGGCATAGGTGTAGATAATTCTGTCGTCATCCTGCGTAGGATTGCTTTTGCCAAAATCCTTATAATCCCCAGTACGGCTGGCCCAGATAGTCTGAGGGAACGCAGTCGATGCGGCGAAGTAAAGACGTTGTTGATAATAAACAACAGTGCCAGGATAACCATTAACACTGTTCCAGGCATATTTAGCCCATTTATAGCTGGCATTATCCTCGCCAACGACCTGCGAAGGGATATAGGAAATCACCTCGGCAGTTGCAGTAGTGCCGTTTACAGCAGTGATACGGGCAATGCCAAAACCACTGTGCAGATACTCCCACTCAATGCCAGTATCATCATCACCGGATCCGCCCCAGCCATCCCATGATGTGCCTTCTGTATGCGAAGGGCGCAAAGTGCCTGTTTTGCCTGCTGTAACGGCGCGATAGTAGTTACTGTCTGCACGGCGAATATCGCCAATCGACGTACTCTTACTGGTTTCCCATACCGGCACTGAATCCACTGCAGGCTGTTCCAGATAGAACAATTTGCCTACCTGCTCCGCGCCAAAAATAGAGGCGCTTGCCGTTAACGTAATTGTCCCGGTGCTGGCGCTGGCATAAACCGTCACTGACTCGTCAATATTGATATCTTCAAATGGCCCGTTCTTCGTTACCACATCAACCAGTTGCCAGTTGTCATGCGCATAGCGGCGCAACTCTTTCGGCGGGTATGCCGGGTGAACCAGCGTAAGCACGTCGGCGCTTTGCGTAAATTTAATTCGGAACAGATCGGCTTCAGTATATGGCGTGGCAATTTCATAAATAACATTGCTGCTGTTCAGCACCAACGCACCATCTTTGATAACGCGCATGTACTGGTGCCCGAACTCCAGAGCATAGGTCTGAACCGTCGAGAACTGGAACGGGATCAGGCGGCATTTCCGATTTGGGTATTTGGCGGCACCGACAAAACGCGTACCAGGTCGATTCTCAACGCCGCCATACTGCCGCACGATAAAGTTATCGCACTTGCGCAATGCCACCTGGTACTTCGCCATGTCGATACGACCGTACAACGACGGTCCAATCTCACCACCGGCAAAGCTGGGCTGGATCCAACTGATAGCCATCAGGACAACCTCGCAATGGTAAACTCATCAACCGGTGGCTGTGGTTCCTGTGATTCATTCTGGCTATGCGAGCCAGCACTAAGAATCACGCGATTGTACATATTGAGGGCAAACGTACCGAGGTCTGCATTCCCAGTCAGCGCCATGTTAATAGCTGCCGCAAGACGCCAGGCCAACGCCTCCATAAAAATGGCATCAAACATGTTCACATCTGTAACGCGAGAGACATACTTGAGCCATGCCTGAGGCTGATCTGTGTAGATCAACTTTCCTGTTCCGTTGGTGTCTGCACCAACTTCGTACTGAACGCGCATTGATGCTGTTGGATTGCGTACACCAGGAAGCATAATTTCAGTAATGCGCAGACAATCTGACGGGTACTGGTACGCATATTCCCAGTCAGGCGGTGGATTGCTCGTATCTGCAAGCGCCACGCGTTTGGTAGCAAAGTTCCAGTCAAAATCAGAAAGCACAGCATCACGGCAGGCCTCAAAGTGCAGCGAACATTCCCCCGCTTCCTTGCTGGCTTCCGTCAGGCTGTTAATGCTGCGGCTGTTGCCAATATTGGACAGCGCACGATTACAGATCTCTACTACAGAGGCCATCACTCACCTCCGTTACCGTACAGAGTTTCAGCCACTGATTTTTCTACATCCCCGGAAACAGGAGCGATCGCCATATCAGTGATCTGCAGATCGGCGCTGCGATTAACGCCATCGTCAGTTTCTCTGGCAGACAGGCCTCGAATAACAGCCTTTGCAGTTATCATCACTTCTGTTCCGACGCCCTTAGGTTGCGCCTTCAGCTTATTCAATGTGTCGTTATTCAGCGTGATGCACAGCCCCCACGGGTATTCATCGCGAGTTCTGGTTTCTCCGCTCTCATCCTGGTAGCTGTCAGTGCCGGTTTTGAGGTTTACGAGTTCCATATACACTCCTGCAATAAAGGGGCCGAAGCCCCTTGTCTGATCCGCGAGGCTTACACGCCCAGTTCTTTACGCTTATCTGCGATCTTCTCGCGGAGCGTTTCGGCTTTGGCGTTATGGTGTGGCTTCTCGTTAAAGAGCAATTCGTACTCTTCACGGAGCTTATCCAGTTCACCATCATCTGACACATCGTTGATGATTTTGGTGCTGATTGCTGCCATTGACACCTTTCCTGCAACTTTTGCTTTTGCCTGTCTGGCTGCATCGTTAACAGGTTCCAGTGCGCTACCAGGCTCACCTTCGTATTCGATTTCTGCCCCCTCCGGCCACAGAGTGTTATGGATATGAGAGAGGCGCAGAACGCGGTATCTTGGTTTCTCACCTGACATCGATATCACCTTAACCAGTTACTTTTGAGCGGATCGGATACGGCGTATTGGCATCAACATCAAGACTGATACCCGCAGTGAATTCGCCAGCCGTTAGTGGGCCAGTTGCGACGGAGTAGTTAACGCGCAGATATCGCTGAACACCGGCAGGCACCTTTGCAGAAACAACTCGTTTACCTGCTGTCAGGGCGGTCTTTGCCAGTGCGCCACTATCATAAATAGTGGTCCATGAGCTGTTATTCTCACTCGTCTGCAACTGGATGTTTACAGTTGCATCACCGCTTGCCGCGGCGGCTGTGTTAACCAGCGCCCAAAACTCAAGCGGGTAACCCACGCCGATATCACGACGTTTTCCGTCAATTGGACCGAGATCGATTACGTCAGTAGAAGCCGCGGTATTCGTAACCGCCTGAGCTTCGGAGAACATCAACAGTTTGTCGGTGATCATCTTCTTTCTCCATTAGTGGGTCTGTTACGACCCACAGGTTAATAACAGGCGTTACACCACGCGGGCTTCTGTTTCCAGAAGCGCATCAGTTTCACGGATTGGTACACCACGGAATGAAGTCCACCACTCGCCTTCTGTCTCTTTTACGCTGATCGCCAGAGATGTTTTCTCCAGAGATTGCAGATCAAGAGCCTGGCCTACAGTGCGGTTCATGTAGAACACCGGGCGACCCATGCCACGATTTGGAATGCGATGCAGTGCTTTAACCATCAACTTCGCAATATTTGCGGCAGAGGAAGGTTCTGAAAGATTGCTGACATCGATGTTTGCAATGCGAACAACATAACGCCAGTCACGCAGAGCAAGTCCGTTGTCCCATTTGTAATGGGTACGGTAGCCTTCGTACTTGCCGCCATTCGCATCTTCCAGTGTCACCTGGCCTTTATCTTCCATCTGGATGCCAGCCTTCTGCCCTTTCGGGAAGATGCCATGCACGGTGTTTTCGCCCCACACCACTAACCAGATTGAGGTGTTATCTGTACCCGTGCCACCAGCATCAATGATGTTCTGAGCATTACCCGCAGACAGGCTGGAATAGCGGGAGGACAGTCCCATAAACTGCTGAGGGTTAACGCTGGAATCACCATAAAACAGTGTCTGCGCCATCTGCTGATTCATCGCTTCAATAAATGCGCGGTCTTCAGACAGGCGGAATTCGGCGGTATTACCGTTCAGATCAGCCAGTGACTTATCAACTTCAGCATAGGTTTCCAGCATGCCAACGGAATCGGTGACCTGCACTGTGGTTGATTTGCTTGGCTGTACACCATAGTTCAGCAAACGCCAGGTAGCTGAAGGTAAACCAGAACGAATGGTGGTTCGGTGTCCGGTAGGAAGGTTCCCTTCGACAAAAGGCATATCCTGAAGGATCGGGTTAGTTTGACCGAGAAGCTCGATAATCTTATCGACTTTCCCGTTTGGATCGACGCGCTTACCCCAGTCAGCCAGCGTTAGCGCAGTTAAGCCTTTAACCGCCATTGTCATTTCCTCTCTTATTTGCCATAGAGCACTTCGGCCGCACTACGCTGGCCTTCATTACCACCGGTGACCATGCCATCTTCAGACATCGCCTTTCCGATTTTCACGAACGTTTTGACCAGATCAGGGTGATTACCCAGCCCGGTGGTGTTCAGATATTCTTTGAGTTCAGGTGTCCCGAACTGGTCAAGCGCACGCTGTGCGGAGCTAAGGTTAAAAATCAACTTGTCGCCACCGATTTCTTTGTCAGCTTTTACATCCGCAGCCCACTGCTCGGTTGTTTTCTGCCAGGCTTCTGCCTGGCGCTGCTGAACACCTGCCATAATCTTCGGATAAGCATCAACCAGCTTTTGCGCTTGCTCGTTGGTCAGGTTAAGTTCTCGCGCCACCGGCTCGAATTCCTTCAACGCTTCTGTATCCAGCTCTACGCCTTCGGCAGCCTGAAACTCGTACTTCTCAGGCGCACCCTCTGGTTTATTGCCGTCCTTTTTTTCATCCTGCTTATCGTTTTCAGGCTTTTTGTCATCAGCAGGTTTATCGCCATCAGCAACAGGTTGTGGCTTATCACCTTCCTGTTGTGATGGATCACCAACTGGAGCAGGGTTATCACCTGCAGGCGCTGACGGTTCTGACGCAGCCGGAGCTGCTCCACCATCGACTGGTTGCTCATTGCAAAGACGGCGATACAGCAAACGCTCAAATAAATTCATGATCACTCCTGTTCACTGGCCTCTTTGGCCATCTTCAAATACTGTTCAGGGCAATGCGCCATAACGCGCTGAAACAGTTCCAGCGCCAGATTGCGTTGCCCCTCATTAAATGCCATAGCCATAGCGTCCATCGGTGAGATAGCAGAAAACACACGGCCTTTCTCCAGCACCGACCAGACAACGCGACGCCCCTGTTCACTGCTCATGACAAAGCGAATGTCATCAATTTCACGCCGTGTCATGTCACGTTGCTTACGGGCGTTTTCTTCTTTCAGTTGATCGTCTTCGTAATCTGTCATTGTGATTACCCACCCTGACCACTAACTGCATTCGCCATAGCTGACAAAACACTCGGATCCGAAGTTTTAGCTTCGCTTAGCGTCTTGGCACCCTGTGCCGCCGCCATCCCCATCGCCATCATTTGTTGCTGCTGTTGCTGTTGTGCCCGTTGCTGGCGAGCCTGCTCAACCTGTTCCTGCGGAACAATGACGGTTGGAGACACACCGGACATATCAGCGAATGCATCGATCGCCTGATCAACGTTGAGTTTGTCGAGAGCTTCTGGTTTCGCTTGCGCAAGTTGACCAATGAAGTTGACCGTAGACGCCAGACTGGACAGGCCGATAGACTTCTGCGCCTGAGCCATGACGGAAATGTATTCGACCTTCAGGGGCATACCTTCCATCGCGTCAGGCGGTGGCGGCATCATGTTTTTACGCACCATCATCGAGAAAGCGCGGTCAATGAGAGGATTAAGACATTCGTCGTTCAGACGCTCCAGAACCGGCCCCAACATCAGAAGTTTTTCTTCTTTCATTTCGATCACCGCTTCAACAGGCATCGAGCGGGTATTGATGTTCTGCAACATCATGAACAGATCGACAAAGTAGGCGCTGTTAATGATTTGACGAGTGTCCTGAATGTCTGCCACCAAATCTGCTGTACTGGGGTTAACCAGATAAGCAGGCCTGAAACCATCCTGACCAGTAATCTGATCGATATACGTGATGTCGCCAGGAAGAAGGGAGGCACGCTGATTCTTGAGGGAAGTCGGAGCAACCATCGGCGGATTGGTGGCTTTATCAATCAACTGCGACTTGCGCTTCTGAAGAAGCTGCAATGCCTTAACAGGTCCAAGCGCCAGCATACCCGGGCATGATGATCCATAAACATCTTCTCCGTTAACTTCCCAGCGCGGAGCCATAATTGGAAACTCATCGAATCCGGATTCACGTAACAACTTGTCGTTGTCGCCGCCAACCTCGTAATAAACCGATTTGAATGGCTTGTTCTTGCTATCCAGCTTCGATGTATCGCGGTCAATGTTCGGGTAAACCGAATGCATCACCTCAATCCACTTCTCGTAGGTGCCGCTTTCCCACATGCTTTTTACGGATTCGCTGACGTTATTTAGCCCGAACTCCTGAACAAGCTGACGAACAGTCATAGAGAACTTGCGAAAACAGGTGTCCACACTGCCACGAGGTGAGTTAGCCAGGTAGTAACTGCCTATCGGGAATGGCATTGTGCGAATGATGTCCTCGTCATCCTCCAGCACTGCCATTGCACCAGTGCTGTATGTGCCGAGGCTTCCGTATAACTGCGGCAGCGACTGATAGAGATTCGACTTATTAAACATATCGTTCATGCGGTTCTGCACCGCCTCAAGCCACAACTTAACAGGGCCATAATCCATCATTTCAGGATCTGGCGTAGCCAGGCGAAACCACGGACGCGCGGGGCTTGTGATGCCTGACATCATGCCGCTGGCGAGAGTGCGCGCCGCCATAGTCCCGGTCGAATCAATAATGCGTGTATTGCGTCGATCGTTACGGTTGACCTCAGAAGTCAGAAAGCGGGAACCACGCGGGTTGATGTAATCACTCAACTCGCGCCAGTGCGGCTCGAACGACTGACGCTCGCTTTCAAGTTGTGCGAACTGTTTGTTCAATCGCTCTTTAGTTGTTTCCGCCATTTCAATGACTCCGGTTACTGACCAAGCAGCGTTTTACCGCTGGTATTAGCGGTTGATGTGTCGCCCTGAGAACCGGTAAGCAGCGTAGAACTACGACCAGCAGCAGCGCGACGGCGACGTGTTTCTTCGTCGCGGGCATCAACAACGGCGGCATCCTGCTCCTGTGGTACTGCCTGAACTTCTGGTGTTGCAGGCACTGATGGTGAGCTACCCATGCACATATCAATGACTCCGTACGCAATTAAATTATTACCAATTTAACCACATATGATTTATTTATCGTACACACTTGACATTTAACACACGAATTATTACCTTTCAGGTAAGCATAGAGTGCATTCCTGTTATTAACCTGACTGGCTTGTCGTTAAATTGAACAGGTGGAGTGAGCTTTTATTTTGAGCAGTACGGCGTATGGCACATGCGCCGATAGCGGTCTGGATACGTTTAAGGGGCACCCTCCCTTGCTCGGGCAAACGAACTAGGTAGCCGGAATGTGCAAGTCGAGCGGTTTTATTCCGCGCACGGGGATTCACCATCCCGGCGATTCGGTGTGACACCTCGGAAGAGACGAGGGTACAACGATGAGAGCATTTATGGAGCCGCGACAAAGTGTGGCGCCTTAACAGGCTAAGTGCTCTCAGCGTTGTGGCATTAGCTCAGTTGGACAGAGCAACCGCCTTCTAAGCGGTTGGTCGCAGGTTCGAATCCTGCATGCCACGCCAGAATCACGCCTAAGGACCGTGATGCCAGAAGTTCCAGGTGCTTGGCGGTGATGGTTTCCCTTGAAGGACTATCACCGCCCTTTTTACAGCAGGACGCCATTGCGATGACTTCATGCTGTAAACCCGTACAGCCACGGAAGGCATAACTCATTGCTTCCAGTTCGCCCGGTTCGCCGGGCATTTTTTTAAGGTGAGATTATGAACGACCAGCAAATCGAAAAAGAAATCGTTGAGAAAGGAAAAACGGCACCGCGCGTTACGCCAGACCATATCGAAGGCATTATTGCTCAGGAGGCATATTTCACAGCAGAAGATGGTGCCTTTGGCAAAGCCATAAAAGCGAAACATACTGGCGGAGAGGTAAACTACCAGCCGCACGAATCACTTTCTCTGCTGACGTTCTGCGTCCTGGTACTGCGCAACGGCTTCACCGTCACCGGAGAGAGTGCCTGTGCAAGTCCGGAAAATTTTGATGCAGAAATTGGTCGGAAGATTGCCCGGCAGAATGCTGTAAACAAAATCTGGATGCTCGAAGGTTACTTGCTGAAGCAGAAGCTAAGCGAGCAATAACACCGTGACATGTCACAAACAGCCAGCCGATGAGCTGGCTTTGTTTTATCCTCATCAGAGGATATCAACGACATTATCCCCACCAGCGGATTAAGCATACGGGTCATAATCTGTGATGGCCTTGCCTTGCTGGTTCTGCTGCCCAGGAATTCGCAGACGCTTCGACACAGGGAAAGCAAACGTCAGCAGTAGCGCATCGCCTTTACCCGGCGAACGCCCAAGTCGCTCTTTGATATCTTCCTTCGGTTCGATAACGATTTTACCGTCCACTCGAACTTTATACTCTGCCGCCGACAGGTCGTCCGCTGTTTCCTGGTCATCCAGCATCCCGCCGAGCCTCAGCCATGTCTTACATGAGTTGAACATCTCCCCACGCTTGTTAAGCATCTGCGGGTCAGTGGACGCACCGCCGAACGGAACAAGTTGCCATGTACGTCCCCAGCCATCACCGATTGACTTCAGACCAGTTCCGTAACCGAAGTCGATGAACACTGCGTCAGCCTGGTACTGGTCTTCAAAGTCAGCGATACGCTTCGCCATTATCAGATCGTCAGTGGTCTTGTTGCCAGTCCATAGCACCTTACTATGCAACCCCTGCCGCAGGTATATCACCGCGTCATCAACGCCTGAATATGCCGGGTCAACACCGATTATCACCGGAGCATGTGCCACCTGCGCAGCGGTTACCACCCGTTTCATTGCCTCATCAGTAAGACCGGTAGGGATAAACTGCAATTCAGATGCATCAGGGAATATGCCGCGCACACGGATTTTAACGAAGTCGCTGTCTTCCCCGTAGTCATCAACCCATTTCTGCAACTGCTGTTTGTTAGTACCTTCCACCGTCCGGCTGTCTATCTGCGCACACTTCCAGCGGTGCTTGTATTTGCGGAAGCATTCACGGAATCGCCCGGTATTACGCGTCGGGTTTCCGAACGCCACCCAAATAATCTCAGTGTCTTCGTCCGTAAGCGCACCCTCAGCAACTTCCCACACCAGATCCGCAATGTTCGACGCTTCATCAAACACCACGATGATGCGTTTGCGCTCGTTGTGTAGTCCCGCGAACGCCTCAGTGTTGTGCTCAGACCAGGGGATTGCGTCAGCGCGCCACCGCTTGTCGTGCCCAGGATCATTGCTGTACATCGCGGTAGCGGTACAGGTAAACCAGTCTTTCGTGATAGCAAGGTTCGACCACTTGATAATTTCCGGCCAGGTCTTCGTTCGTAGCTGGTTGTCGGTGTTGGCGGTCACCACGACCTTACAATCCTCGCAAGTGGACATGCCCCAGTTGATCAGCATTGAGATGAATGCGGATTTACCAATACCGTGACCCGAAGCACGTGCCAGCATAAGCGGCTGATAGCGCGTCTCTGGATTCTGCAGGTGATCACGTATCTCTCGGAACGCATCAGCCTGCCACTGACGTGGACCGGTAGCATGTGCCAGTTCAGTCCCCTCTTCCCCCCACGGGAACGCATAGAGGGCATAACCAAGCGGATCGTGAGTGAACCCTGCAATATCCTCGATCAACTGCTCTTCAGGAGATAACGCTGTATCTGTCACTGATTACCATCCTGACGTTCTTTGAGTCGCTTCCTGGCTGCCGCTATGCGATCAGCAATTGTCACATTCACATTAACATCCAGGCGTTCTTTGAATGCGTTGACGTCGACGTGCTTACCAATCAGTTCGAGGTTCTTCACCTTGTCAGGCCATTTAATTTTTTTGAGGATTGTCTCTATCGAATCCTCGTTCATGTTCATGATGGTCGATGACAGATCAAAGCCGCTAAGCGTAGTGCGCCAGATTTTCGGCCACTCGCGGATGGGCTTAAGGCTCCCATCGTCGTTAAGGATATCGATCACGTCCATCTGGTCTATTTCCACCAGGCGCCTCAGCACATAATCAGCACTGACGCGCATTCGTTTGTTGCGCTCCTCCATCAACTCGGCAATCCGTTTTTGAATGCGTTCATCGCGCATCATGACACTGGCTTTAACTGCCGCTGTATTTGGGGAGAATCCTGCGTTAATCGCTGCCTGAGTCTGGTTTTCAGGCGTTTTGATGTATGACTGGCAATAAGCCTCCTGCATTGCTGTTAGTGGCTTAAATTGCGTTGATTTGCGTTTATAGGTTTTAGGTTCAGCAGGCATAATAACCACCCTGGTAATTGTTACCGTTGTGGTAATAGTAACATGCAAAATAAAGCCGCCATAGTTGGCGGCAGTATTCAAAACACATCAAATTCATCATGCATAATCTACTCGTGACATGTCACACTATTAATTTCGTTTCATGCCAGCCTTTAGTCACCCAGCATTGCGAGTCACCATTACACGGGCATGAATTAACTGGAACTCTCTCGCCGCACTTACCGCAACGTTTTCTGCTGATCGATTTTATACGCCCGCGCACGCGTGCATCATCCTGGCGGATCAGCAGCGCGATGTACTCGGCCATTTCATAGGGATCGCGACCAGGGCGCCGGGCGGCGCAGTTCCGCGCCAGCATTTCCTGCTCCTGCTTATCCAGCACCAGTTCAATTTTGCGCTCACCGGCGGCGGACTGCCGAGCGCGCTGCGCGGCTTTGCGTTCTGCGGGGGATTTAGCCACGAATCGCACTCCACGCCAGATTGATTAATGACACCCAGGCAATATAAACCCGGATACCAGCAGCCAGGCCGAAACCAATCACCATGGCATAAAGCAGAGCGTTGCACTTGTTCATTACTTCGCCTCCTGCGGCGGTTCTGGTAGCGGCATCCAGAACAAGGCGTTCCCTAACCACGATAAAGTGCCGTCGCTCAACTCCACGTATTCCCCTTGTACCTGTCCTGCCATATACTCGCCGTGCTTTGAATAAATTAAAATCCAATCATCTTGAGGGGGCATTCGCTCACTACAGCTTATCCAACTATCCGGAGTTACCGGAACTTGCGGAATGGCTGTCTGCTCTCGAACGTCATTAGGCGCTATAGGTTCTGCTGCCAACTGACTGGCATATTTGTTAATGGTAACGATAAGCTCTTGCTCAGCCTCATCCAGACAATCACCGATACCTCGCCTGTCACCGTCAAAATCATCGAAATCGGCACGAATCTTGGCAACCTTCTGGATTGCAGACAACACCTCACTAGGAATTACCGGATAGTTGGTTGACGTTTCCGCGATTTCCCGAAAATTATTGGTTGACGAATTCTTGTTTTCCCGAAAGTTTCCGGACTGAAGCATGGCGGCGCGGCAGGCGTTCCAGCCATCAACATAATCAAACGTATTGCTATCGTCTGGCTCGATTTCATCCGGCACTACCGGCTCTGGTTGGATAGTGACGTTGGCAAAGGCAGCACGCAAACCGGCCTTAATTTCCTCTACTTCATCAGCGCCTAGCGATGAATCTGACAATGCGTGATGGAATGCGTAAGCCATGTCGTCGTTTACTGCAACCGGTTCGGCTTCCAGTGATGCCAGCGCAATTCGTGCTAGTTCCATTTGTTCGCCACGGGTAAGCCCGTTATCAAGCGGATTTTTAATGAATAATTCGATACGTTCTTTGGTAATAGTGGTCATTTGTTAATCCTCAAAACTTTATGCCCGGGCGCAAAAGCACGTGTTTTGTCTTTACTTATTCGCCACCCGTCTTTACGGGCCTCTTTTGCACAACCAGACCATGACGTACCGATATACTCACCGAAGTCTGGCACTGGATATACACCTTCCGTACACTGGCGGCAGTCACAATAGAGATGCATGGTGTAACTTGCAGCGATAGCCATATCACTCTCCTTTGATGCGAATGCCAGGGGCGCGGATTGCATCGATGACTTCAGAAACTTTGTATGCCATTACCGTTTGGTAATCATCGTGAAAATCTGTTCGATGAAGCATGCTGCTACGTTCCGGGAGCAGTATTTCCCGCGCTTTCAGTTCTGCAATGCGCTTTTTTGCTGCTTCCAGTTCATCCAGTAATTCCAGCACGGTAGCCGGATTAGCCTTGGCAACAAAATCCCGGACTTGCTTACAATCAATCTCCGCAATGGGTTGATACGATGTGTAGCCATGCTGTCTTGTATAACTACCGTGACGAATAACGAAAAAATCACCATTTATTTTTTTAGCCTGCCACTTATCTTCACCGGCTTTCTCTGCCGCTTCACGCAGTGCCTGATAGTCAATCTTGTTCATATCACATCACCCTGAAGCCGTTGCATTTACGTAAAAAATCGCAGATATAGCCCTTCATTTTTTCGTGCCAATCTCGATCATTCCCATTGCACCAACCATCAGGTGGAGTCCAGTTTTCTATCAGAGCAGCCATTTTCTTTGCTTTCGCCGGAGTAGCTGTTGCGGTATCGCAGTAATGACGAGTGTCAACCAACGCATCCATACCATCGATATCAAGTACGCAAAACCATGTGTGATTCGGAATTCCTACAGGTGGTATTTGTTGCCCACGTCGACGTTTATCAATAAGATATACACTCACTGTTTGCCTCCTTTGCTCGCTGATTCCACTCTGCTCTAACCTCTGAATAAAAAATCGCGCAGTCATTTCCAGGCGCTGCATATTTGCTACCAGATTGAGCGCGACACGTACCGCATCGAACGAAATAGAATCGACCGCCAGAGCCATATTCAGGGTGATCTGCTTCGCTGGCAACGTGCGCTGCACCGCCACAGAATGGACATGGTAGTAGGTTGCTCATGAATGCACTCCCTTGTGAAGCTGTTCCGCACAATGCAGCAGGGCGTCAGTCGCCTCTTTCACCGTAACGCAGTCGCCATCGTCCAGCCCGGACACCGACGCGTGCTTAACGAACGCCGCGCAAAGGTCATCAAACGCCTGCGCCCGTACTTCAGCCAGGAAAGCATCGGTGGCTGGTGTTTCAACACGGATGCTGTCGCGCAAGATGAAAAATGCATCAAGCATTCCAGTCTCCGGCACTTCATCCTGATGCTTCTCATACGCATCAAGAGCCTTCATCATCTCAGGTCCGAATGGTTGAGGGTGCGCAGCCTTCAGCCCAGCATTCTCCGCCGCCATCTCTGAAAACTTCTCGTGTGCCAACTTAACAGCCGAATCAGCCTGCTTAATTGAATCAATCGCTTTCTGCTGGTCTTCGGCCAGCGCATTAGCACGCACCAGTTGCACTTCCAGTTGCGTTGCCAAATCGCTGATCAGCTTTGCCACACTGCGCATATCAACGGCACCACATTCTGCTTTCAGTTCAGAAGCCATCTCATGCCCGGCGGAAACTAACCCTTTGATATTACCGTCCATCTTTACCCTCGCTTATCCACATAACTTATTGATTACATTGATAACTAAAAAGATCGTCGATTCAGAACTCTTCGATGTTCCAGCCACCACCTGCTTTCTTTGGTTTAACCGTTACCCCGATGATTCGGAACGGATACTGATCTGCGGCGACTTTGGTTTTCACCCTGGCGTCGTCGGTCCAGAAACCTTTCACTTCGTGCAGTTCCATCTCTCCGGTGGAGAGCATCACAGCAAAATCGGGCGTATAGAACGTGTTGTCAGCTAACCGCAGCTTGATACCCTCGAATCGATACCAGGCGATTTCCCCTGCACGTTTACGCTGCTCAAGGTGCTGGCAATACGCAGATTCTGTTTTGTTCATCTGGCCTGTTTTGAGTCGACCAAGAGCCTGTATCTGCTTTCTCATGATTTACTCCTGAGGTAATTAAAAACCACATAAGATATGAAATCAATAGAAATTAGAACATTTTATTACCCTCAAGGTAATTATGTGGGCGTAAAAAAATGCGCTATCGCGCTGGTATTACTTGATAAATCCTGCCGCCTTTCCCCGCCTGTATTCCTCCATCAGCCACTGCGCCGGTGTTATTCCCCCCAGGGTGGCGGCGTTAGGCATGCACCCGAAACTTCGCCCTGGTGGATGGTAAACGTCTCTCCCTGTGTCCGGAGGCGTACTCATGGGTTCTGGCTTTGCCTGTATGCTGATCACCGGATCGGGTATCTGCTGTCCGGAAGCCACCTTTTTCGCCCAATCATCGAGCAGCCTGCGCGCGTGTTTCTCAACCTCAATCTCGCTAAGCTGGCGCTGATACATTGCACGGCGGGTATCACATACTACCCAGTACATAACCGGATGTCGCCACGGGAATCTTTCCGGACCACCAGGATATAAACTTTTTTCCTTGCTGTACCGGTGAAACTCCGCCATCACATCGTCAATGGTGATGCCAAGAACCATCTTGCTGTCTTTACACCACTTGATGAATTGCCCTGGCGACGGCCAGAACGGAGATTCACTGGCGCGGGCGTGGCGCATACCAGCAGAAACCTGTTCACGGGTTCGGATCCCCCCTTCGGCAAACGCAGCAATCCACTGCTGTTTTGCAGCAACTTCCTGCTCTGGCGTCTTCAGGTTGGTTACCACTGCCGCCGGAAACAGTTGTTTCAGCTGTTTGAAAAGGGCATCAACAAGCCTCTCTGCTGACATGTTCACCACGTTGTCATTGTTGGTGTACTGATGCTCATAACCTGACATGCGAGAAAGGGCTTCTCCGTCACGGTTTTGTATCGCGGTAAAAACGTTGTTCACAAGAAATCCTCCCATGCTTCAGGGCTGTTCCAGTGCGGAACGTTGTTATCAGGTAATGTTGATTGCTTCTGTCTGCTAATCTGCAGCCGCCTTGCCAGCTTCTGCTCCCACTGTGCCTGATGGTATGCCTTACCCTCAGCCATCCAGTAAATTCTGAACTCTGCAAGTTCCTGTGCCGTTGGCAGACTGTCCAGGTAGATTCCCTGCAATGAGCTTTTCCGAAGAAAGTCATCTGATGGCTGCCATTGTTCATGCATGACAAATTTGCCTAATTGCCCTGGCCCACCAGGAGGAACAAAGTTATTCATCACGGCGTTGTTTGCGCCGGGGTCATGAGGCACAGAATCTCCGCTTTTTGTCCTGCTCTCCCTCTCTTGGTTAAATGACTGGTTATATGACTGGTTCTGGATCCCGTTTTTGGGATCATTCAACATCCCGTTTTTGGGTATATTCCCGTTTTCGGGAACATTACCGTTTTCGGGTTCATTACGTCCTTCTAGGTTGCCTTTAATGTTCCCTTTTTTGGTTATATTAAGAGAGAAAACCCGCACTCTTTTCGTCGCTCCCTTTCTCTCTCCGGTATCTGAAATAAGCCCCATTTTCATGAGCGATATAAGCCCGGCCTGCACGGTTTTTTTATTCAGGCAAGTGTCTTTAACGAGGCGTTCTATGCTGGGGTAGCAGAGGTTATATTCATCGGCTCTGTCAGCCATCGAGAGCAGTATGAGCTTTAATGACGAGCTACCTGGATCTGTCTCCCAGGCCCAATCTGTTGCATGTCTGCTCATGATTAATCTCCGCTATCAGCTTGAATGTTGTGGGGAGGAATTAATCATGATCTGCTTAATCTCTGCCCTGATGCGACGGTTTGATTCCATGGTGCACTCAACACAGTGTCCGTTGTAAACCCAGCGTTCACTGTCATGTCCGTGCTTACATGGTTTTCCGGTGTAGTAGCGTTTAAGTCCGCGCTTTGCGGCATCAATACGTGTAATGATTTCCATGGTAAGCCCTGTTATTAGTATTGGGATTACGGTTATTTTGTGCTGACACAAAAAAAAGATCAACCAGATTTGGTTTTTTATTACCTTTGAGGTGCGAATAGATATGAAAAGACCGCCGGATGACGGTCTACAGAGGGTTGTGGCTGGATATCATGAGTAGAAGAAGTATGCCAGTTCTGCTTTTGAGCGCAGCCATTGTCTTGTTTTACAGGCTTTAAAAAGCCCATTCATCAATACCTTACCTGGCATTTTGCGCTTACCTGTTAAGTGAGTCTGGATATAGTGACTCGTCGTTCCGGCTTCCTGTGCGAAGGCTTCACGCTCATCCGGAGTAAGTGCAAGCCAGTGCTTTTTGAAATCGAAATGTCCGTTATCGCTCATAGCTATTTCCTGATATTTATTTCAGATAATAAATATTCACCCATAAGGTAACAAAAATCAAGGATAGTTACCTATGGGGTGCATTTACCTGTTGGGTAATATTGCTTTAAATTGAATCATCTACTGATTCATATATGAGGCGATTTTCCAGAAAATGAAAAGTATCCAGGACGTCCGCAGGCAAAATCTCAACGACTTGATCGACCGTGAATTCAATGGTGTTCAGACGCGGATGGCAGAAAAACTTGGAACTCAGGCAAATCTGGTAAACCGCTGGGCTCTTGGCAAGAAGGTTATCGGCGACCAGGTTGCACGAAAAATTGAAGCTGCCGCCAATAAACCCCGTAACTGGCTTGATATCGATCGCTCGCTTTCTCAGGAAGGTTTTCAGCCTGTCGGCCCAAGCGACATTGGCCAGCTGGCGGCTCACAACCTGGAACGCTGGATGAGCGAAAGCCGAGACCTTTCAACACAGGGAAAACTTCACCGCGCATCCGGCGTAGCCCAGGTGACAATCAGCCGCCTGTTAAACAATGAGGTCAGCGTTTCCATTTCCACCCTGGAGAATGTTGCATCCGCATTCGGGCGTCACGGCTATGAATTACTGATTCACCCGCACGACCCTGCAACTATCAACTATGACCGCTCGCGCTACGCATTGTTACCTGAAACAGAGAAAGCAAAGATCGAAAGTTACATTGAATTTGTCATCAACCAGAACGAAAAAAGCAAACAATAAAACTATAGTTTTCAGCAAGTAAGCCGCCTCATGGCGGCTTTTTTATTGCCAGATAGATTACCTTACGGGTAATTTTTTTTAACTCATATCTATTGACACCAAACCAAATAAGCATAATTATTACCTAAAAAGGTAACAGACCGAGGTAACAAGTTATGCAGTGGAAAATCATCAACGGTTGGTACTGCGTTACTGCATGCGGATTCATGAGCTGGAAGTTCCGCACCTTACAGGAAGGCATTAAGTGGGCTTTCGTCAGCAAAGAAGCTCGCGATGTAGCCAACGATAACGAGATATGGGAGGGCTGATAATGAACGTTAATCAGCAGAAAAATCTTCAAAAAATCATGCTGGCATTCGACAAGGACTACCGCCTGTCAGAACAGCTATATGACCGACAAGTTGAACTGATTGAGAGCATCCGACTTCATCAACTGTCCTCAACTTTCGACGTTGTAACAGGCAAAGGCGTTCGTCAGGAAGTGCTGGAGGCAGCTAAAGACAGCCCTGAGTTCGAAGAACTGATGGATGCCTACCGGCGCGAGGCAATGGCAATTATCGCCCGCTGGGATCTGGCGGATCGGATTGATGGGCAGAGGGAAGCGGCATGAAACCGGGAATTTATTTCGACATCAGCAACGAAGACTACCACGCCGGTGACGGCGTGAGTAAGTCGCAACTGGACATGGTTGCCAAGAATCCGGCGCTTCTTAAATGGGTTCAGGCAGCACCAGAAGACGAAGAGAAAAAGTCTGCACTGGATATGGGAACCGCATTGCACTGTCTGCTTCTGGAGCCTGGAGAATTCGACAAACGCTTCATTGTTTCACCGAAGTTCGATCGTCGGACGAAACAAGGTAAAGCTGACGAAGAAGCATTTCTTCGTGATGTAGCGGATATGGGGATTACGGTACTTGATGCCGAGCAGTGGCGGAAACTGGAGCTGATGCGTGATAGCGCAATGGCTCACCCGGCGGCACGCTGGATGCTGGAAGCACCTGGTTACTGCGAAGCATCAATGTACTGGAATGATGAAGAGACTGGTGAGTTGTGCCGCATTCGTCCAGACAAATGGCTGAACGAGCACAACGTGATCGTCGACGTGAAAAAGGTTGCAGATATGGACCGTTTTGCACGCCACATCGAGGAATTCCGCTACCACGTGCAGGACGCAATGTACCGCGAAGGAGCGATGAGGGTTACTGGTCAGTCGCATGGTTTTTTCTTTCTTGCCGTGAGCGAAAGCATTGATTGTGGTCGGTATCCGGTACGCGTGTTCGAGCTGGATGCGCCGGATGTCGATGCCGGGCACGCTCTGTTCCGCCGGGATCTGAATACCTATCACGAATGCCGCATCAATGATGAATGGGGCGGCGTGGAAATTATTAAACGCCCTGACTGGGCACGTAAACAGGATATGTACGTATGAGCAATGATATCGCAATCACATCACAACCAGGCGCAACTGTAGGTACTGCTGCGGCAATCTTCAACCCGGAGGGCATGAATCAACTGGTGCGTTTCGCGGAGTTGATGTCACAAAGCAAAGCGACTGTACCGAAACATCTTGAAGGCAAACCTTCCGATTGTCTGGCGGTGACCATGCAGGCGGCACAATGGGGAATGAACCCTTTCGCCGTGGCGCAGAAAACGCATGTGGTAAACGGAACGTTAGGCTACGAAGCACAGTTGGTAAACGCGGTCGTATCCTCTTCCAGCCTGCTAGCGACACGCCTGAATTATCGCTGGAGCGGTGACTGGTCGAATGTTAACGGCAAAACAGATAAATCACCGAATCTGACGGTAACTGTGTCAGCAGTTCTTAAAGGAGAAGCAGAACCCCGTGAGCTTACCATCAGTATGGCGCAAGCCGGAGTGCGTAACTCTCCATTGTGGGAGCAGGATCCGCGCCAGCAGCTTGCCTATCTTTGCACGAAACGATGGGCTCGCCTGCACGCTCCTGATGTACTTCTCGGTGTTTACACCCCTGACGAATTACAGGAAACGGCACCGCGCGTTGAGCGAGACATTACTCCGCAAACAACTACGGCTGCGGGAATGAATAGTCTGATCAACGCTAAAACAGTGAAAAAGCCTGATGAGCAAACGCGTAAAGCGGATAGCCGTGATCCAGAAGAAATGCTGATGGCCTTTACCAGCGCAGCGATGAATTACAGCACTGTCTCCGAACTGGATAAGGCTTACAAATACATTGCACAAAAACTTTCAGATGATGACGAACTGCTGGCAAAAGCCACCGACGTTTACAGCGTTCGTCGGGAAGAATTAAACGAAACATCTATGTAACCACCACCGCGGCGCCACGCGCGCCGCACTGCAACCAAGAGAGGTATTTATGAAAGGTGCATTAGGTAAGAAGGAACTCCTGGCGGTGGTGCCACTGTCATGGAGCACTATCGACCGTATGGAGCGCGCAGGGGAATTTCCTAAACGCTGGTATATCACCGATAAACGCTGCGCATGGAACCGTGACGAAGTTGAGCGTTGGCTTGATGAACGTCAAGCAGCAAGCCCGGCAGAGTTCCAGGGTAAAAAACCTCCTGTTCAGCAACGTGTATATCGTCCCGTGAGCAACGCTGCATGAGTGCGCTGCTAAGGCACTGGAGCAAATGGTCAGGATGGTACTTATTCCTGGCCTCTGTTTCAGCATGGCTTTATCTGCTGGCATTAATTTTCAGAGAGGGTTGGATTAAGTGAGAAAGTTAAGCCGACTTGAAAAATATCACATGAATAAGGTTTCAATGCGCAGCCCTTCAAAGGTTGTTGCCGTTACTCCTGCGGCGATAGAGATCGAAAAACGCGCGATTGAAAGAGAGAAAAAAAGGGCAGTTCCGCATTGCCACCCACCTTTGGCTTCAGTGTATGGATGTTGCTTCTGGTGATGTTGAGCGTGCAAGGATCGCGGTTCGCAGGGACCAATGTATCACAAAAGGTAACGGCCTTCGCCGTGGCGACTATAGCGGCATAGGATGTTGTGGGGTGGTTTATGAATAAGAAATACACACTAATCTATGCAGATCCACCCTGGGTATACCGGGACAAAGCCGCAGATGGTAATCGCGGTGCAGGTTTTAAATATCCGGTTATGAGTGTGCTGGATATCTGCCGCCTTCCTGTGTGGGACTTGGCCGATAAAAACTGTCTGTTGGCCATGTGGTGGGTGCCAACACAACCACTCGAAGCACTAAAAGTTGTTGAAGCCTGGGGATTCCGTCTGATGACCATGAAGGGCTTCACGTGGATAAAATGTGGTAGTCGACAACCAGATAAACTGGTTATGGGTATGGGACACATGACTCGCGCCAATAGTGAAGATTGCCTGTTTGCGGTAAAGGGAAAACTACCTACGCGCATTAATGCAGGGATCGTTCAGTCATTTACCGCACCGCGGCTTGAGCATTCAAGAAAACCAGATGTCGTTCGTGAAAAACTTGTGCAATTGTTAGGCGATGTTTCTCGCATTGAACTGTTCGCCCGCCAGTCGTCTCATGGCTTCGATGTTTGGGGTAATCAGTGCGAAGACCCGGCAGTACAACTACACCATGGATACGCGTTGGATATTGGCGGATTAACAAATGCATTCAGCAATGCTCCGCTGTCACCAACAGACAACCAGGGGCGGGAGCGTGCTGCATGAACAGGGCATCACCAGCAGATTTAAGGAAATGCCTTGAAACTGCAAACATGCTTGCACACAGCGGGATCAGGTTTGTTCCAATTCCCGCTGTCACTGATGCTGAATTTGCAACACTGTCAGCAATATTCGCAGATAAAATTGAATCACTGGCAGCAGAAGCCGAGATGGAAGAAAATCAGCAGAATAATTAAACGTTATTCCCCCGCCATCCACTTCTCAAACTTCGACGGGGAGAACGGAATCAGATCCGTATGCTCCCCGTTAATCCAGGAATCAATCATATCGGCCCACTGCTGCAACATGTAGGCGCGCTGTCTGGCGTATTCCGCTTTGTTATATACGGCGCGCACACCTTTCTGCTCATGTGCCAAAGCCTTTTCAATCCAGTCTGAAGGATAACCAGCTTCATGCAACAACGTACTGGCTGTACGGCGCATATCATGTACAGTGAAGTCCTGAATATGCTCACCATCTTCATTTATTATTTTCACCGTTCTGTCGATCAGAGAGTTCAGCGCGGCATTAGATAATGGCTTCCGGAAGTTGTAACGACCAGGAACCAGATATTCACTTCCACCAGCACACATCTGCAACCCGACCAATATATCATGTGCCTGTTTAGGCAGGTAAATAACGTGCGCCCGGCTTCCCTTCATGCGGTCTGAAGGAATTGTCCATGTCCATTTTTTAAAATCTATTTCGTCCCACGTTGCATTGGTGAATTCGCCCTTACGAACCATAGTGATAAGCACCAGTTTTAAAGCCATTTTCATAGTGCCCATAGCACCAATGGCATCCAGCGTGCGGAAGAAAAGGCCAATTTCTTCTGGTGTCAGTGTTCGCTCTCGTGGTTTAAATATGGCGATAGACGAAGGTTTAATGTCAGCCGCAGGATTAAACAAACCATGACCACGGTCATTGGCGTGACGGTATACGCTGCTGATGATCTCCCTGGCCTGTACTGCTGTTGCCCGACCACCGCGTTCGACAATCCGGTCACACAAATCACGAACCATCGATGTGGTAATTTCAGTCATCATTTTGTTGCCAAGAACCGGAAGTATGTCACGGTCGATCACCGCCTGCTTCATTGCGCGGGTACTGTCAGCCAGGATGACGTGTTTCATATAACTGTCGGTATGTACCGCAAACGTCTCGGCACCACGAATCTTTTTGATACCTTCACGTTTAGCCGCAGCCGGCGACTGGCCTGCTTTAAGCAGCTTCTTTGCAGCAATCAGTTCTTCTCGCGCTTCTGCCAGGCTGATACCGTCACGCCCATACTGCCCGATTACCAGTGTTTCACGGCGACCGTTGATACGGTAGTCATAGCGAAACGAGACCGTGCCTGACGTAAGCACAGCTACATACAGCCCGTCACGATCGGAGACCTTGTACAGTTTGTCCTGCGGCTTGAGGTTTTTTAATTTTGTATCGGTAAGCAC